CTTTTGAATCTATTTTTCCATTTTTCGTTTTGAAAAAAATATGATGTAATTGCTCATAAAACGTCTTATTTTGCGTGTTTAGCTCTCTTCCTTGTCACTATCCTAGAAATTATCTAAAACGCAATACAAGCCATTCTGTGAGCTTATAGATGCATTATATAGCAAGACGTACTTCATCAACAACCAAACAAAAAACCACTCTTGATTGAGTGGAGTGTAAATGAAGAGATACCTCACTTTCTATTTAATTAAATTTTGTTCGTTTATAGTTTCGATTGCTTTTTTAACTTGTTCAGGTTTACCAGTTATAACTAACTTTATTTCATCTTTATGTTCAGCGTGTTTTTTACCTACTTTAAGCAAGTACCAACTGTACAAGATGAAAGATATAATATAAATAACGTATACTGTTTTTACACCTCCTTATTTTAATTCGTCAAGTTTATCAAGTTCTTTATGCATAGTGTTATATTCTTCTTTGCTTATTTTATTTTCATCTAGCAATTTTTTTAAATCTTCATTAATCACTTCACGTGCTTCAATTCGTTCAGGTTTAGAATAATAGAAAGTTCTGAAAGCGTAAAACCCTAACATTTCATTTTCTCGTTCTTGTAGTTCCATTTTTACGCCTCTTTCATTTCTTCAATTGTTTCCTCTACTGTTCTATGCAAGTCATAGTAGAAAACACCAGTATAATGTTCTTCTTCTTCTTTAGTCCAATTTTCATAATCAGTATCTTCCATGATTTCGCTGACCATTTCAGAATGTTCATTTATGTTTGTCACAAGAATTTCAATAGCTTTTACAGACGCTTTATGCCATCTTGCTGTAAATTCGTACGCTTTAGCAACTTCTTGAAGCATACTGAACAAGTCAATATATTGAGCTTTAGCATAAGCAGGTACTTTACTTTCATCTGTTGGAAAATGTTCGTCTACTTTTTCATCATGTAATTTCAAAGTGTCGTTAAGTAGTTCGATTTGATCTTTTAATTTCATTTTTTTATTCCTCTTTCTTTCTTACGCTTGCATTCCAGTTAATTTGTTTAAGTATTTCGTTTTACGGTCAATGTGATACTCTAGATTGTTACCCCAGCGTGTTTGTAATGAAAGTTTTAAACATTCAATAATATAGCTTTTAAGTGTTCCATTAGTGTTTACATCTTTTAAAGTATAGAAGTATTTTCCTTGTGTTCCCTCACTTGCGTTGTATTCATTAAGTTCAAAGATTTCATTCTCTGCAAAGGCTTCGAGCTCTTCTTTTTTTAAGTTATTGAAGCCACTTGAAAAGCGGATAAAGTTCAATGTGTTATCATTAATCATAATAGTTACCTCTTAATTTTATAATATTTGTGTTATCTGTGATTGTATTGGCATAGATATAATGCTCATCGCTCAAGAGTTGCACAGCCTTGTATAAGCTGTTTTCTGTTTCTTCGGTACAAATTACCATGAGTTCTACTTCAAGCGTTCTAAACGACTGATAAATGGCTGAATTGTTGCTTACTTGACTAACAATAGGGTGTATTTCAGCAAACATCACGCCCATTGGTTCTCTTTCATAGTCTAAACTGACTGTGAAGCCTAATTCTTCTAAGAACTCTTTAATATCTATTTTTTTGTTTTGTAAGTTAATCATTTTACCCCTCTTTATAAGCACTTAACAACCATTTAACACGATTAAAGAACCATTCTTCTCGTCCACTAATACCAAAATATTCAAAGTTTTGTACATTTTGTTTTTTAATAAAGTGAAATAGTTTCGTTTCATCAAAACAAATTATAGAAGTATCGTTGATAAATTCAAACATTTCAACGATTTTATCAGCTAGATTTGCTTTTTCGGCAAACTTTTCAGCCTTACGCGCTTTAGGAGTGTCAACATTTTCATTTCGTACCAAACGTAAGAAATAAGACTGTTCAGCAAGCATATTTAGTTTTCCTAGCGTGTTAATGATAATCATGTCAGCAATTTCACGGTTAATCACTTCATCTTTTTCGAGGTTTAGACCGTATTTTTTGTTTGTGTTACGTTGATAATTGTTGATGTGTTGTTTTACTTCCAACAAATCGTGGATAGTGTTCAAAGTGATAATAGGCATATTTTTCAAAGCGTTCAAAGTTTCTTTAGCGATTTTCATAATTTGTATGCGTTCCTTTCAATTAATTCCATTAAGTTAGTAAAGTCAATAGCAAACAGAGGAGGAACAAGTTCCCTAACAAGTTCCTTTGCTTCCTCTACTCGTCCTTGTAGACTTAATTTGTCTACTTCATCAAGTATCATTTCGTAATCATATCCCATGGCTGAACTCCTTAGAATGGCAATTGGTCGTCAGGAATATCAGCTGGAGCAGTACCGCCAAACAAGTCAGCCGTATTATTTTGTGGTTCATTGTTATCACGGTTTAAGTTAAATTCTGGCGTTACTTTAGCATACGAAGCGTTATAATAAGTTTTGTCGCCTTTTGTTTCGGCTTTAATTTGGTCAATAAATACAGTTACGATGTCGCCATAATTTACGCTATCAGGTAACCAAATACCGCCAATGTAGTGGTCAAATGGATATGCTTTAAACGATAGGACTTTTTTAGTTCCGTTTGATGTTTCAACTTGTTTTGTGTTAATTTCGTTTACTTTTAAAGTTTCAATAATTTTCATTTTTTATTTTCCTCTCTTTATTTGATAGTTTAATTATAACTTATTTACTTCATCTTGTCAAGCGTTAAGCATTCATATTTACTTTTCCTTGTTTGCAAAGTTCATTGGCTTGGTCGCTTGAGATTTCTTTATTTGCTACTTTCTTCTTTAAGTCGCTCAAATTGTATTGATAGTTTGGTTTTGGTCGTGATTTCATCTGTGTAGCATTATTTGGACCTTTATTTGTACTATCGGCGTCTTTGGTATCGTCTAATTTCAACGCTTGACCGTAGGCATATTTACTTGCGTATGATTGACTAGCACCAGTTGCTTGCGCTTTATCCATACCTTTCTTATTGATGTCAATAACTGCCCAACCGTCACCGCTTGCGATGTCATTAGGGTTATCAGGGTCAAAGATGTCAATATGAACGTGCAACATCAGCTCGTTGTTCATTTCTAACATTTCAGTTGTCGCTTTTTCCATAAGACCGAACTGTAATAACAAAGGCTTCAAAGCCGTTTGAATATCCTCGTTATTTCTGAAATTGTACTTTCCAAAGCTGTTATATTGGCTTTTTGGTACTTTAATTTCATTGATTAATTTTAGAACTTTGCTTTCCATTATAGGCTAACTCCTTTATTAATATGTTTTTTGTACATTTTCCACAACCATTTAAAGAACCCTCTGATGTATCTTCCAAGTTCTTCGGCTACATTTTCAACGGCTTTAAACACAAGCCAAATAAATATAATTGTTAATAACAAAGTCAACATTTTTTTATTCCTCCGATGTATTCATGTATTTGTTTTAATTGTTCTTTGCTATCTTTTTGCGTGTATTTTCCTTTCCTGCCTGTTTTTGTTTTCTTTTCAGGAGGTGGAAAACCATTTGCGTTGAAATACTGCCTAGCGTACTCAAAGAACGTTAGTGTATTAGTGTAATTATGTTCCCCTAACATTTTATGATATTCTAGGCTAGTTTCACGCCATTTATTGAAGTCGCTCCAATTCAAAATCATAATTTACCTCTTTAATAAACCAACCACTACCATTTAAAGGTTTGTCTTTATTCAGCCATAATTTTAAATAACTTTCTGTAACGCCGAAGTGTTTCGCCATATCTTTAAAAGTTTTAAACCATAAAAATTTATGATGATTTAAAGCACAATATTTATACACGTTTCGCTTCCTCTCTCTTTCTAATTTCTTCAAGTTCCGCCTTTCTTCCTTTGAACTCCTCAAAGATTGATTTTTGAAGTGCTACCCAATCTTCCGCCTCCTCTTGTGTAAAGCCCATTTTGACAGCCATATTTATGTAGTCAACATATTTATCCATATCTTTTTCATACGGTTCATCAGGCTTTTTACCAGCCCTTACAATGTACTTCAAAGCGTTTGTTAAAGCAAAACCTTGACCAGTTGTGAAGTTATATTGCCAGAATTTCAAGTCCCATTCAGAACCCCAAATCAAAAACTCCTCTAATTGAATACCGTACTTATTTGCATAATAATCTTGCGCCATTATTTTTTAACCTCTTTCTTAACTTTATGACTTAATTATACCGAATTCACTTAACTTTGTCAATTACAGTTATATTTCATTTCAATATAATCTTTGTAACATTTTTCTGAACAAAAGACTTTTTTGGCATTGCATTGTTTGCCACACATTTGACACTCCCCACCCTCTAGGATAAAGTGAACGTTTTGTAATGCCCATTCATCACACCAAAATTCTAGAGTATTGTTTGCTTGTTGTTCTTCCATGCCTAGGTTGTCAACCATATATTTGAAGCATAAGGACAATTTAGCCTCAAACTTGCTTAAATGTTCTTGCATGAACTCATACACTTCTGTTACATCAGCATTTGACTTTTTGAATTCTTCCAACTGTTCTAGGTCCGTCAATCGTGGCGGGTATTCTCTTGTTGTTCCGTCGTCATAATGATAAACCACTTTCTCAATTGCCATTATTTAATACCTCTTTCTTTGATTTTGTTTGCTACTACTTTGTAATACATTCTTGTTTCATTGATGAACATCTCGTCAACTTTACCTTCTTTTTGGCGTTTCCCTTTTTGTTCTAAGTCGTCTAATAACTTAACAAGCCCTTTTGCTGTGAACTTTTCAATGAAGCGTTCCATTTCTTCTTTCTTGTCTGCTTTAACGCCTGTTAAACGCTCATAGAGAACGACTAAGACATCTAGCATAGAAATATCCTCCATTTGTTTATAATAGCTATAAACGCTATTTAAAAGCCCCATAAGCATATCTTTTTCAATATCTGTTACTGGTTCTTTTTGTTGAAGTCTTACTGCTATTTTATTAAGTGTTTCAAGTGCTACTTTCATTTTTTGTTTCCCTCTCTTAACTTGATGACTTAATTGTACAAAAGAAAAACCACAATGTCAAATACAAAGCGGTTAATCGTTTGTTATATTTACTTTTCCTTGTTGTTGCAATGATGTTAAAAGACTTTCAGCGTCCTTTGTTGTTTCTTCGTATTCTTCGCCCTCTTTTTGTTCCTCCTCTAGTATCTCTTTAGGTTTGTTGCCTGTTGGGTCTATGATTTGGAATTGGTCAGCTACATAACCAAGACACACTTCTTTGTCATAAGCATAATTACGCGCCTCAACAGTCAAGATTGAATACTTGCTATTCTTTCCCATTTTAGGACTTAGACACAAACAGAACTCAAACCATGCACCAATTGCTGAACTACCTAAAGCATGTGTACTGCGAACTCTAAAGTTCTTTTCCTCAAGCGATTGATTGTTCGTGTCTTTTCTAGCGTGAGCAATCAAAAGGAATGTTACATCATTCAGTAGCAATTTCAAGCGTGTTATGTTATTCAAGACATCATTCATACTTGACATATCGTTCAGAGTATTGCGGTCTGTCAGCATGTCTTTTAAGTTGTCCAAAATAACAAACTTGATATTGTTATCTTTGATGAACTTATATAAGCCATTCATGTGGTCCAAGTTGTCTAGCTTAAAAATTCCCCCAGTAATAAAGTGCAAATTATCAGGAACATCACTATAAGCCTTTAACCGTTGATGTAATACGAAATCAGTATCCTCATTGTCAATTATAAGCACGTTCGCTTGTTTAGTTTTAAAATAGCCAAAGGGGACACCTTTAGCTACGCTTAAAGCCATTTGCAACGTGGTAGAACTCTTGAAAGACTTCTGTGGTGCAATTGTCAAACCTGCCTGACCTCGTGGAATTAAGTGTTCTATCAGCCACTCATTCCCTCCTTTAAAGTCTTCTTTTTCTTGTAGCTCCTTAGCAGTTATAACTCGTTCAAACAAGTCTTGCATTTCAATCAACCCCTTTTACTTTATAGTCAATAAAAATGATATTTCTATCACGTAGCGGTTTAAAATAAGTTTTAAATTCATAATCAGGGTAGATGTTTTGTAATTTAACTAGCCAATACTTAGCGCGTTTAACCTGCCATTTAAAATTCTTTGTTTTTAAGATATCTTTGTTAATTGCTTTAATGTCGTCTTTGATTGTCATTTGAAAAACCTCCATAGTGTAATAATAAGATCAATTATAAGTAAAAAGTCAACTATAAAAATAAACGATAAAATTATAGTGACAAACGTTGCTAAAATTGTTAATTAGTACCCTCCTTTTAATAAATTTACTAAACCTAGAATAAAGCAACCTAGACAGCATAAGAACCAAACTCCATAAAGTGAACCGTCTACACTCGCCATAATTCCAAACATGGCTGACATTATCCAATAAATGATAAACATATTTTATACCTCCTTTATTTGTATGATGTAATCTAAATGATTATTATTTTTTACTGCAAAAGCTTTTCTGCAATCTTGGCATTCAAATAACACATAGTCATCATTATAGTCACAACTAATCACATTTTTACTATTACAATGAGTGCACTTTACAATATTATCCATTTGGTCATTACATTCTTCTGAACAAACCATAGGCACGTCTAGGTCTTCCAAGCAGTCATATGCTTCTGGAAATACTTCTATTTTTTCTCCGCAACATACACATTTATTATAAAATTTCATTTTTTGTTCCTCTTTCTTTTTATCTATGCTTTAATTATAACTGAAATAACATTACAATTCAAGCTATCAAATATTTCTTTTTAGTTACCTTGCTAAAGGGTATAACTATCCACGCAAACGCAGTTTTTATCCCCCCCTCTTGAACTAATCAATATGTCAGCGCTAGTAACTCAATTAGTCCTCACATCAATTCGGCTATGATGAACACCCAAGCGGTAACTTCTTATTTAACTTTGCCTATGTTGGGGGTGCGTTTGAAACTTGCTTTCAGTGACATCACACAGGGCTACCGCTTTGCCTAATTCATTACTAACGCCTTATTCAGTACGGTTTTCATATACTCACTTTCTAAGACATCAGACAAGTCTTAGACGTATTCAATTTTTATATATATTTATTATAACATACGTTTTTTAAAAATCAAGTAAAAAAATCAGGGTCAAAAGTAGAATAATGGCTCAACCATAGGAATAGTTGGTATTATATTATTTTTTGGTTACAAATTATTTAATTAAATTGTAAACTATCTAAATCTTTTGTAGGTACAATAAAAGTTATAACTAAAAATGGGTATGCTATAATAATACCATAATCAATGAGGGAGGTAAAAAGCATGGCAGAAAAAAACATCTATTTGGTCAATGATGAAGTAGAGCTTAAACAAGTGTTAGAGTTTATTGACAATACTGACTATGGTATCAATATTGACAAAACACGCGATGATGTTTATGCAGTCGTGACTTCTTATAGCCTCCCTATTTAAGAGGATAGAAATGAAAAAAATTTTAGCTATTGACTTTAGCACAGCTAGTAAGAAAGACGAGGGAACAGGGTACGCCTTTAGAAAAGACGGTCAACTATATGTCGGTTCTATTAAAGCATACAACGCAAAGAAAAACGCGTGGGAACGTACCTTTGACATTGTAAACGCAATTAAAGATATCATTGATGAGTTTGATTTAAAAGATTATCATATGGCTATTGAAACACCTATCATGGGAAGAAACAGAAAGCACAGTATTACATTGGCTAATTGTAACGGTTATTTCATCGGTGCTATTGACGGTCTAGTAAATGGCTATACTTTTATTGATAACTCTAAGTGGTGCGCTTATCATTTAATTTCAGGCAAACGAGAACAACGCAAAAAAGAAAGTCTAGAACTTTTAAAGGAGACAGGTTTTGTTGATTCTGATTGCAAAGATGATAACATGGCAGACGCTTATAACATCTTGACATATTGCGAAAGTTTGGGTTAGTTGTTCCCTTATAAAAACAATAATAATAAATGGAGGTGGTAACATCAAAGTATCACAAAACGGTTTGAATTTGATTAAAGAGTTCGAGGGTTGCCGTTTGACTGCTTACAAACCAGTACCGTGGGAACAAATGTACACAATCGGTTGGGGTTATTATGGAGTGACAGCAGGAACAACATGGACGCAAGCACAAGCAGATAGTCAGCTAGAGATTGACATCAATAATAAGTATGCACCTATGGTTGACGCTTATGTAAAAGGCAAAGCAAATCAAAATGAGTTTGACGCCTTGGTTTCATTGGCTTATAATTGTGGTAATGTTTTCATTGCTGACGGTTGGGCAGAGTTCTCACACGCTTATGTCGCTTCAATGATTCCGAAGTATTGTAATGCAGGCGGTCAAGTCTTACAAGGTTTAGTACGACGCAGACAGGCAGAACTTGACTTATTTAATAAACAAGTTACTGGAAATTCAAATCAAAATAATCAAACAGGAGGAATTATTAAAATGTACCTTATTAAAGGACTAGACAACAGCGGTAAAGAAAAACATTGGTTTGTTTCTAACGGTGTAAGTGTTCGCCACGTTCGGACGCCTCGAATGTTACGCAATTACAAAAACGAGTTTGGTAAACTTAACCTACCAATTGATACAATGTATATCACAGAAATCGAAGCAGAGTTTGGACGTAAATTTGACGCGAAAACAGGAGAGTTCAAATAAGGAGGAGTGAATGAGTTTATTCAATCTAACGCGTAAAGCGGAAGATGTGAGCTTTTCTACTTTCACGGTCCAAGACCCAACAACTGATTTGTTGTTGGGTAAACTCTTGGGCTTAGTTTCCTATTTTGATAATGTTGATTATTCCGAAGCGTCTAAACTTGAAGACCTATTTTATTGGGCTTTACAAGGAAAAGAAGTATATCGCGTTTGGTATGGTGGTTTTAAGTATTACGCTCAAAGAGTAAACGCAGACCAGTTTAATATCGTAGTCAGAGAACCGAACCGCAGGGAAGTCACTATAAGAACAAATGACTATGAAATGTTATTGAACCCGTTCTATGGTGCTAACCCACAACGGTTTGGCGTTATGTTTGGAATGGCTAGTAATGGAATTGGTAGACGTCTTGATTCACAAGCCCAAATTAAAATCTATTGGAAAACTAAAGTCTCTAGCGGTTTAAAGGAAGTTTGGGACAGAATAAGAGAACGTCTAACGCAACAACAACAACTTGCCAGAGAATTCAATGGTGTATCAGTTATTGGTTCTGATGATGATATCAAACAGATTCAGCCAGATTATAGCGGTTCACTACAAAATGACGCGAACCTTGCAATTGAAATTGCGTTAAGTGAGTATGGAATGCCTAGAGAGTTGTTATATGGACAAAGTAATGAAGTTACTATTATTGCGTTCGCAATTCAAAAAGTGTTACCGTTACTAAAACAACATGATAAGAACATTATTTTCAATCAAGAAAATTTTGTGGCTTATATATCAACAACGGCTAAGGGAGGAAATATTGAAAGTAAAAGCAGTTCGAGGGATAGCGAACCCCTTGGGAACGATTGATTCTCACGGTACTGTTATTGAGTCCATTGCCAACGCAGGCGACGGAGTAGATATCTTAAACCGTCATAGAGAAAAAATCGGTTCAGGGTTCGTACATCTTGAGGGGGACAATGTAATCTTGACAGGTTACGTTGACGAAGAACAATACACGGCTGAAAAGATTGAGGAAACAGGGCTGTCAGTTGGCTTTAATGCTAACGGTATGAAAGCACGTGAAATTGACGGAGTAGGCTATTACAAAGATGTTACAATTACGGAGGTGTCACTTACTCCGTTACCAAGTAATAAAGGTGCTAAAGTGACAAAAGTACGAGAAGAAGAAAAAGGAGAACAAGAACAAATGGGTGCAAACGAAACACAAGAAATCATGAAACAAGCAATCGAAGCAGGTGTAAAAGTTCGAGAACTTGAAGCTAAAGTGACAGAGCTTGAGAAAGAACGCGAAGAAGTTAAAAAAGAACGTGAGGCTTTAATTCCTAGCGAAAAACCAGAAGACGCAGAACGTAAATTTATGCGTGAACTTGGTTCAAAAATGGCTGAAATGCCTGAACAAGGTTTCTTGCGTGAATTTGCTAATGGTGCAGATTTGAATGTTGTCAACTCTCTAGGGTCTATCACTTCTAAATATGCACGTAAGTCAGGTATCTATGACGGTGCTATGAAAGCACGATTCCAAGGTTTGACACTTGCAGAAGACGGTGTAGATGATACTTTCTTACAAGGTACTTTCAAAGCAGGTACAGACAAAAACAAAGCTCAAACTGCTTCAAAACGTTCACTACGTCCACAAATGGCAGAAGCATACTTACAAATGGATAAAGCAACAGTCCGTGGTGTAAATGATTCAGGTGCATTGTCTGAATATGTAATGTCTGAAATGGTAAACCGTGTTATCCAAAAAGTGGAATACAACATGATTCTTGGTTCTGCTGACGGTTCTAATGGTTTCTATGGTTTGAAAACCGCCACAGACGGTTGGACAAAACAAATTGAATATACAGATTTGTTTGAGGGAATTACTGACGCAGTTGCTGAATGCTCAATTTCTGACGCAATCACAATTGTTATGAGTCCACAAACTTTTGCAGAGTTGCGTAAGCTCAAAGGTTCTGACGGTCATGCACGATTTAACGAGTTGGCAACGAAAGCTCAAATTGCTCAATCATTCGGTGCTGTTAATCTTGAAACACGTGTATGGGTACCTAAAGACGAGGTAGCTGTTTACAATCACGATGAATACGTGCTTATCGGAGATTTGAATATGGAAAACTACAACGACTTTGACCTACGTTATAACGTTGAACAATGGCTTTCTGAAACTCTTGTGGGTGGTTCTATTCGTGGTAAAAACCGTTCAGCATACCTAAAAAAAAAGGGTAGTTTAGGTGTCTAAATAAGAAAGGGGTAAATAATGGCTGATTTTAATATTACAGACCGTTATGCCCAACAAATTAAGAATGTGACTAGTACAGAGGGACTTGGGGACTTGTTCCCTCTCTTGTCACGTATTCCTAAAGTTGGGGCAGATTTATTGCAGTCTGTTGATTTAACTGGTTTTCCTGAAGCTAAAGAGCAAGGGCAAACTGGTAGCGTGTTAGATGTAACTGAAACAAGTTATAAAATCTTGACACCTCGTGGTTTTGGTTTTGGTATCAATCTATCAGATTCAGGTAACTTGACTGCTGACGGTGTACAAAGTGCATTGCAAACCGTTCGAGATACTTTATATCAAACAATCGAAAGCCACTTAATTTGGGGTGGAGTTCATAGCTCAATCGCTTCAAGTTCAATTGTTGGGGCTGTTAAACAGAAAGCAAGTGCAGATAAGTTTTCACAGTCAGGCGATGATGTTCTTTTTGTAAAAGAAAATGATTTCACACCAGTTGTTAATGGAGTGACTAAAATTGAAACTTTGAGCTTTAAGCACTATAATGACGGAAGGGATAACACTTTTGACAAGGTGCTTATTAACCCTTACAAGGGCATTCTAGCAGGGGACTTGGTACCAGAATTTAATGTGACTAAAGACGTTCGTCATAATAAAGTACAAGTATATGGTACTATTACCGTTTGCGGTGGTTTTCTCAAAGACGGTGCTATTAAAGTTTGGAAGTAGTAGGAGGATAAAAATAAATGGCATATACATCAAAAAATGAATTAACACACGGCCTAGGGTATGGGGTAGTTTTCACAGACCTTACAGGGAAAACCCCAGGAATTCCTATCGCAGGTTTGCGTGCGGTGGAAGCAGAGACCAACCAAGAGAACAAAAATTTCTATGCAGGGTTTAACGCGCCTTATCGTACAATCGCAGGTGCTAAAAATACACAAATTAAAGTTAAGTCTTATGACTTGCCTGACGCTTTTGCAATTCACGCTTTAGGGTTCGAAGCATGGTTTGGGTTCTTGTCTGACAACGTAGCAAATTACAAGCCTTATGGCTTCGCTTATGCTGAACGTTACCGTGACGATGACGGAACAGGGTATAAAGCAACATTCTATCCAAGTGTTCAGGCTACAACACCAAGCGACACAGCCGAAGCGGACGAAGACAGTCCAACAGGTAAAGAATACGAACACACAGCAACGGTAACGACTGGAGATTTTACACTAGGGAACATGAAACGTTTGTTTATAAAATTCCAAGTATCTGATGCAGAGCTATCAACTGGAACAGCCGGCAGAGCTTTAGCCTTTAAAAAGTTATTCAACGAACTCAAACCGCTCACAGCTGAAGACATCAAGGCGTAATTTTTTAAGAGTGGAGGGCTTGAAATTAATAGTTCCCACTCTTTTATTTTAATTTATAAGGAGAATAAAAAAATGAAGAAAGAAGATTTCAAATTCGATTTTAAAGCATTGGAACGTATGGAAGACAACGGCGTTTACTTCGGAGATTTGAATGAACGTGACTATCACAGTTTAGCATTGTTCTTTTGGGCTTGTTCGCCACAATATACACTTGATGAAATTCTAGGGGCTTTAATTGGTGGACTTTTACCTGTTACGGTTGCCGAACTTATGGAACAATTGGTAGACGAAACAAAAAAAGCGATAGCACTAGCAAAGAAGAAGTAAGGGAAGAAGCAAGAATTACAACGCTTGCCATTGTTAGTGCTATGACAGCTTTCAGAGTTCCCTATGAAGTATATAGCCATAGACCTTTAGGGTGGACGCTAAAACTAATTTCAACGTTGACACCTAAAGAGAAGAAAAAAACAACCGCAGAGGAATTAAACAACGCGGAACACGTGGAGGTAAAATTATGGCAACCACCAACAAAGTAACAGGACTGGAAAAGTTCACAGAGAAACAACTTAAGAAAGTCTGGTTAGAAATGGTTGACGCTTTTAATTCTAATCAGAATACAGTTAAACGCAGTTATAAAAGTTCGTTGGGTGGAGATTTCTCGCGTTACCCTGTTAAGTTTGATACTAAAAAAATCACTAAGCAAGTAACACGTTCTTACGGTTCACTAAAAAGCGGAAACATTGGTGTAGTCAATGGCTTCGAAGCTAAAGATGAAAGTTGGAGAATGCTCAATGTCTTATTACATGACCGTAGCTTGCACCAACGTTATGGACGAACGCTAGTTAAAGCCACTCACAAAATGGACGATAAAACTAAAAACATTAAGCGTAAGTTAAGGAGTATAACAAACAATGGCTAAAGAAAAATATGTCATTCAGGCAGAACTGGACACTAAAGGCGTTCTAAGCAATGCTCGTCAAGCTCAAAGAGAAATCAACAACATTGGTCGTCTAGCTAAAGAAACTAACAAGAACGCTCAAATAACAGGTTCTGTGACTATGAAAGATAAAGGTATTAAAGAAACTCAAAGAGCTTTAAACCTTGCTAAGCAGAACGTAGATAATTTAACAAAAGCACTTGCGAACGCTAAGATGTCAGGCGCAACACAAAAACAAGTGCAAGCATTAGAAAGTCAGTTAGTCAAAGCTCAAACGCAAGCAACTAGACTAAGCACAGAACTTTCTAAGATTGGTTCAGAAAAAGGGTCAGGCTTATCAGGCGCAGTTGATAAGGTTAAGGGTTACGGTTCTAACATGCTATCAACTTTTTCCAAAATTGGTAACATAGTGGGCGGAGTTAATGCAGGAATTGGGCTAGTTACTGGAGCAGTTTCAAAGGCTACTGACTTAGTTGGTGGCTTCGCAAATAACTTAATGGATACGTATGATAGACAAATTCAAGCACAGAAAACACTTAGCACAACACTTTCTGACGGAGCTAAAGGTTACGAACAATTTAATGGTCATATTGACAAAGGTAACTTACTCCTAAAGTCACAAAAAAATGACTTGAATGAATTAGGTGCTACTATTTCTAGTTACACGAAAATAAGCGGAGATGAAGCCTATAAGACTGTTAATGCCATTAATGCCGTAGGGGATAGCTTAGGTTTAGGAATGGACGCTCAAAAGCAATTTACTTATGGTTTAGCTCAAGCATTAGGTTCTGGAACGTTACACGCTCAAGATTTTAACCAAATGATGCAATCAGCACTTGGTGCGCAGTTCCGCGACATGCTTATTCAGGCAGCGAACGAAATGCAAAACGTAGGACTGACAGCTGAACAATTGCCAGACGCTTTGAAAAAAGGTAAAGTAGAGGCAAACTTATTGGCTAACACTTTCGGCGATAATTGGGCAAGCAAAATGGCGGAAGCTCAAACATCGTTAAAAGGTATTGAGGTGTCTACTGGTGGCGTAAAACGTATGCTGAAAGACGGACAATTGAGTGTACAAGATTTTACCAACGTATTCGGAGACGGTTTCTCAAGTGCGTTACTTAACGCCATGAACGCAACAAGTGACGGTGCTGTTACTATGGAAAACTTCAAAGACAAAATGGAGGACGGAGTTTTCAGCACAGAAGTCATGAACAGAGCCATGGAATTGTTTCAACAAAAAGGGGAGCAATTGGCGTCAAATGGTCCTAGTACTTGGGGACAAATTAGAGAGATGATTTCCAATGGTTTCAATACAAGCGCCTTGGACGGTTTCCGTAAAGGTCTAGGAGACACAGGTTTAGACATGTCTACTCTAGGTAATAACGCCACACAGATGTCTAGCATTGTCGGCAGTCAATTAGGTAAAATGGCAGGTCAAGCGGTTGGAGCTGTTACTAAAATCATTGACAAGAACAAAGACGGTAAAGTTTCAAATGAAGAAATGGAGGACGCAGTAAATGACGCTAAAGACGCAGTTACTAATTTCTTTAATAAAATCAACTTTACTTCTATTTCAGGTTTCCTGACAAAAATTGGAAACGGTATTGATGAACTTGTAAGGTTCTATAACTGGGCTAATGACGCTTATGGAGCCGTTCAAAACTTGTTAAGCGCCTCACGTCAAGTCGGAGGTAATACTGGTTTACTTGGTAAAGCATTAGGGTTTAGAAAGAACAGTACATGGGGCGACGCTTTTAGTGATTTCCATTGGGGTTGGCTAACTAGCAACATTGACCCTCTAGGGTTAAAAGAAAACCAAGGACTGGGACAGAAAATTCTTGGCTCTAGAAACGGTCAAATTCCTCTAGACTTGCAATTCTTTGCAGGTGGTAGGGAAGCAATAAACAAAGCCGTGGAAAGTGTACAACCTTATACACGAGGAAGCAAAGGAACAACGGTAACGCCTAGCATTGGAACACAAGACAACTCTAAACAAGACATTAAAATCTATGTACAATCTAGTGCAGACGGTAAAAAAATCGCAAAAGAGATTTATAACAAACTTGAAAGAAATGGGGTTAAATTGAATAAACGTTGATTTATACTAAAAGCAAGCTATATAATGACCCTAGGTGGATAAAAAAGGCGCGTGAAGAAAAGAACAGGTTAGGGCATTGTGAAAAGTGTTGGAGTACGGAGCATTTAATATGTCATCACGTTATACCACTACAATGGAACAATGACATGTTAGAAGTAAACGACTTTGACAAAGAAGTAATAAATGTACCTACCGAAGTTCTTTGTCATAAATGCCACCAAGGAATGGAACGAAGCGGAGACTTAATAGATTACGCAAGAATTATAGCGGAGGGTTTAATATAAGGAGATATAAAAATGAGTTTAATTCAAGACTGGATAGGACAAGATAAAGACAACGGCGAAATGATTAAGCTACTAAAAAAGAAAGTGGCTAAAATCGAGCATGAAATAGATTACAAAAAGGCACAGAAAATTTTTGATTTCATTGAAGAATTCATGACTTTGCCTAATAACGAACGTTTTAAAATCATACCATATCATAAGGCTGTACTTACTTTAAAGTATTGCATACCTTACCAGATTGATGAAATTGTTGTTATTGTAGGGCGTTCAAATGCTAAGTCAATTCTTGATGTCATGATAGCCTTGATTGAACTCTTTTTGTTTCCTAAGCCTAATAGCGTTATTGCTTTAATGGCTACCAAAAAGGACCAAGCTGAAAAAATCTTGATGAAGCATTTCAGAGCTATGGGAAACTGTCAAGGCACTGTCATTAATAAGTTCAAAAATCAGTTTAAACTAAACAAGGAGCAAATACTTGTAAAAGATAACTCAATACTGAAAAGCAAAGGGACGGAGATTTCTATCTATGCTAGTAACGAGGACACGCTTGACGGTGGACGCGAACAGCTTGTTATTATAGACGAGTTTGGAGCGTTTAAAAAGAACCCTCTTGTCACTATAAGACAGGGGCTAAGAAAAAACAAGGGGACGCTTTTTATCTCTACAACAAACAACGTTATCCGTGGCGGTGCTTATGATGATGAGCTGGAAAGTTGGAAAGAATGGGTAAAAGATGATGATTTCAGCCATTGGGTATTCTATTACGCCTTGGACGATTATGACGAAGTAAAAGACAGTTCTAAGTACATCAAGGCAAACCCAGCATTGGGATACACTTTAACACTTGAGGACATTCAAAAGGACTTTATAGGTGCAATCGGTAACCCTGTTAAAATGGCTAAGATTATCACTAAACGCTTTAACTTGTCAATGACTGATAGCACTACAATCTTTACAAAACAAATTGTTGACAAATGCTTAGTACCTCCTTTAGACTTTGAGGGTCGTTTAGTTGCTATTGGTTCAGACTTTTCAGTACGTGGAGATGTTTGGGGTTCTGTGATAGGGTACAGAGAAAACGGACACTATTATTTTAAAGCTATTCCAATCATGCCAGAAAGCGCAGACGACAAGTTTAAACACTTAGGGGAGACAATAACACACGAGGGTGTAAATAACATGTCTGACGAAGCGTGGGACGCTTTTATGAGTGCTATGAATGGTAGTGTTCCCATTGCATTGAATTACGACCCTAACTATTCTAAGAATTTCATTGATAAATTCGAGCAGACTTATGACATTGAATTTTATAACAAAGTAATGCAGAACAGTTTCAAGCTATCTAATACCCTAGAGGCCACACAGAAGCTCATGGAGGAGGGTAAAATACATTTTGATAGTAAACTACTAGCGGTGCATTTAATGAACGCAGAAACAAAAATAAACGATTTTGGGCTAATGCGTATTATCAAAAAAGGCTATACAGACAAGATTGATTTGGCAGACGCTTTAATTAACTTGATGTGGTGGTTCTTAGAAAGCGAAGAAAGTGAGGACTATTTCATTTAATGGCTATGACAGAAGAAGAAAATAAAAAAATGCTAGAGGCATTAAAAACCCTAGCTTTTGGAGGAAAAGAAACAAAAACGGTTATTCAATATAAAAACAACGCAAACGGACGTAAGACAGAAACAGGGCGAACAGTTACAGAAGTCAATAAACTACCAGACCGTTCAGCATTGTTAAAACTAATGGAAATCGAGGGCGTTTATATTGACGCAAATGTGAAACTTAAACAACAAAAAGTGGACGAAGTAAGCACAGAAAAAGAACTAGTAGACTTAGTGGAGGGCTTAGCAATAGAATGACTATTTTTAAAGCGTATTGCTGGAATCCTAACACAGGTAGAGATTTCACAATTAAAAAACCTAATTGGAACATTGTACAACGTTGTTCTTTGAAGAGTATCGAAACAATTCAATTTTTGCCACAACACATCTATTTGTTAGACGGAACGACAGGTTCAGAAACAAGCAATCGTTGGCAAAGGAAAAAATGTCCTGATGACTGGAATAGACCATATAGTTATGGTTCTATTGTCACTAAACCGCAAGGAGAGAATAAAATAAGCGGTATTGCTTTTTGTACAGATTATGAAAGAAAACAATATCCTAATTTTTATCCTAACTTTGTAACACCGAACCTCACACAAGGGCAAAAATACGGCTTGTCAGGCACTTTATACAATCCAGGTATAAATGTACTAGAGGTACGGTTAAAATTGCTATACGGTACCAAAAATGAACTCGTAGCTACATACCAAGTTCAACCTAATCAATACTTAGATGTAAAAGAAGTATACACGCTACCTAGTACGGAAACGGTTGAAAAGTTTGGTATAGCTTTTGAAGTGGCACAAACAAGCGATTTTGTACAATTTGAAGTGTATTTGCCTAAAATTGAACAAGGTGGAGAGGTCACTCCGTTTGTTGAGGATAGAGATGAATTTAATGGCTATCAAAAAACCAACACAGACGACGGAACGCCGCCATTTACAGGGACTTATGAGGGTACACCACCACAAAGTACCGATTATAAAGTTTATACTTGGACAGGTTCTAAAACTTATAAAGAGCTTTTTTACTTAGAAGAAAGAGGAATTTGCAAACAAGAAGCCGTTTGGTGCTATAGTCGCCCCCTTAATCAACGTGTATTGATTGGAATTGATTCAGACACTTATGACACCGAAGCAGGTAGAACGCTCAAATTTCATGTTTTGAACGGAAATAAGGGCATATTTGATTTGACTGGTAGCGTCATTTATCCTGAACAGTTCACAGATAAACGTCAAACTTTTGACAGCGATACAAAGGCATGGGCAGATAACCAAGAACCGTTATACGTTACTGACGCAAATACTGCAATTGATTGTACTTTCGGAGAAATAGCAAGTAACATCATAGAGGGGTATTATTACCAACAAGCTGATAAACGTTACAGAGTAGATGAACTACTTCGTTCAGCAATGGTTAACACAGGTTACAACATGGGTTCTTATTGGGCTGATTGGGACTTTGATAGCTACGCGAATGAAATGCGCGCAAGTTATAACATTGAGAATTGTAGGGTTAGTGAAAAAATAAATTATAGTTCTATGAATGAATGGACTGGAAGCGTGTCTTTTCCTACTGGTGTTGTTTTAGCGCCTTATAAACCAAAACTAAATGAAACGGACACTAAAAAACTCAAAGGGGTTTCTAGTGCAACAAGTATTTGGGCGACTGGTGTATTAAGAACAGAGCGAAGTGTAGAGGACTGGTTTAGAGAATACGAAAATTCAATAACTAGACCGGTACCAACGCAAATTCTTTTTGCTAACTATAACACAAAAAAGGCATGGTTATTCCAACAACAAAGCAATGGAACGTGGAGTAAAAGCGGAGAATTCACCATTCCGGGGAGTGCGACTGCTTTCGCTAGAACTTGGGGTATTATACCAAAAAATGGAGAATTGAAAGGTAATGTTATCATGACAGATAAGAATTACGTTGATTTTCCTGCAAACGCTAGACCGATAACGTTAGGAGTAGAAGAACTGTTTCCAGTCATAAAATATAACGAAGTTAAGTTTAACCCTCAAATGTATGCAACTGCATACAATACCAAACTATTTTGGTGGGGGCAAAAAGCGAATGTAAGTAATTTGATTTATGGAGAGTGTGGCGTTCGTTCGGTTGATTTTATGACTGGTTTATGCACAATAGAAAGGGTTTATAAATGATTTCATGGTTAAATTTTGAGGAGTTGTTGATACACAACCCTATTGAGCTTATTAATTTTAGTAAGAGTAGTATACAAGTAGCATTGAGCAAAAAGCAATACATTGATTTCTTTAGTAATAAAGCTGTTTATATGGGCTTATATTATGACGAAGAAATGGACTTTTGTGTAATGTTTTATGCTGACCCTTTGCAAAGTTCTAAAAGTGGAGAGATGTATGCAGAGGGTTATATAGACGTAGACATGAAAATATATAGAGTTAAAGTGTTAAGTAACGTTTCTATTAATCGTTTTAACGCTAACTTTAACTTGCTAGAGGGTACCAAAGATTTTAGTGGTTTTTTGATACCTTTTGGGAGTTGGGAAAACGACGGAACTTATAAAGGTCTAACGGTTAAAAAACGAACTGCTCAATGGGGTGGAATTTATAAAGTGTTTACAGCACCTAAAAATGGCACTTATACCTTTTCAGCTTATATTAAAAGTTCAGGAAATAATGCAAATGTAATAAGATATGCTTATAAAAATAATGATTATTTTGACGCGGAAGGGATAGGAAATAACTTTGACTGGTTTAGAGATTCTTATACAGTAACTTTGAATG